AATTGGTTTCTATCTACTACTTCAGGAGTATTATTGGAGTCATCCATTACTACTCTGAAAGCCGAAAGACCTGAACGTTGTTGTACTGATTCCATATAAGGATTGACAATGTTCAAGAAACGATTTCTTGTTGCCGCAGTATTTTGTTCGAATACTAAGAATCTTGAAGATGATGCAATAAACTTCTTCAAGTTAATTAACAATCTACGAACATTAACTCTATCAAGAGCAGATGGTCTTGCTTGTAGAGTTTTTTGACCAAATGCTACAATACCCTGTCCTGGGAAAGAAGCAATTGGATTAACTCTACCATCATACAATTCATCTCTGTCTGTATGTGTTAAGATTTTCTTAACATCCTGTGCCGCTATCAAACCACGATTTAGACCTGCTGGTGCGAACCATTCCTGGCCAATATCATCGTTATTAGCATAAGCACCTGCCATTACTACTGATGGTGGAACCCAAATCTGAGCACCGCCTCCTGGATTAAGTATTCTAACCCAAGGAAAGTAAGTAGCAACATAATTGTTATCTACACCTGCTACGTTAGATACAGCATTACTTACTGATGCGCCCCAACGTGAACCATCCATAATATAGAAAGCATCTCCACGATTCTTAACTATACTCTTAGCTCTATTACTAACAACAGGATGATATTCGTGTATAATACCTGGTGTTAATATCATATTGATATCAACAAAATCCGGGTCTTTAATTGTACCTAATGCTTGATTATAAGCAACTGAACCACTTGCGGTTGATGTTGAACAATCAAAACCCTGTTGGTTAGTTGATACAATGTCACCATTAAAGTATATGTTACGCGCAGGATTCTCACCATCAAAGCCCCACTGAAATGGAACTTTAAATTTACGCTGATTTACATTAGTTCCTGAACCTAAACTTAACTTTGTAGAACTATCAGCATATCCTGTTAATCCGCTTTGTGCAGTACCTGTCATATCTTCAAGAGACATTGATGTGTTAGCTCCAGCAGTTGCTGTTGCAGGAATAGGTGCTAAATATTGTTGATTCAAATGATGAGCAGTATTGAAATCAAATCCATAATACTTACCTGAATCAAATTGACCATCTGTATCAGCACTTGTTATTAATGAAGCAACAGGTACGTTTATTCCACCAGGTCCTGGATTTTGAACAGCGCCACAACCCATAGGTGCGGTTGACTTATCAACAGAAGGCAATAAAGTGTAATCACCTATACGAATGATATCAGACTTATTTCCATATAGACCATATTTTGTAAGATTACCATTTGAATCACAAACTTCAAATCCATCACCAATCTGATTAACAATATAGCTATTACTTTCAGGGTCAAAACTTAGAGCTGAAAAAGTCTCTATTGACGTATAGCTATTTTGGTCTGCGTTATATTGAAAAACAACCAAATCAAACTGAGCATATCCAGGTGCTACATTTGAATTAGATGCGGCTTTAATATTTTGAATAGCAATGTGATAATTTTTATTCATCTCATTACCATAGCCACGTGTGTAAATTCTAAATAGATTCTTTCTTGCACTTCCAAACTTTTGTGATTGGATATAAGGTGTTCTTGCTACAGAGTAAGAACTATTACCTGTCCAAGTTCCTGCATTTCCATTTGCACCATAAGATTGTGAACCGCCTGAAAAATCAAGAGTGTGTAAAGAAGAAGATACAGATGAAGTAGCGTTCATACTTGCAATTACATTTCCTGCTGAGTTATAGTTTTTATACACATATGCTGAATTATTAGTGTCTTGTGCGTCATCAGATACAGCATTTGTACCACCATCTACACGGAATCCTTGTACGATTTCTTGTGATACATCAGAACCTGAAATAAACAATCGTATATCTCCGGAACCTGATACTATTCCTGTCGCAGCTACGTGTGTTGCTAACTGACCTACTTTAGTTGCACTTAAATCTCCTGTACCCGCACCTGCTTTATTAGATGGTGCTAAAGTTGCTAAAACTTGACCCGCGTTTGCTTCGCCAGCTTTAACACTTATGTTGACTGCATCAACGGAATATCCTCCTATGCCTAATACTCTAACGATAGTAACACTTGGGGCACCATTATCAAGCATACGTTGTGCTGTAATGCCTGCATAATATGGTAGTTTACCGCCAATTGGTCCAAACTTCTTTATAAAGTCGTCAGAACTTGTGATTACCGTTGGAGTAAATGCGGGGCCTCTTAAAGTTGGACCGATAATTGCAGGTCCAATCTCTGCTACACCCTGCGGCAAGAATGATAAATCTTTTTCCTCGGTAAATACACCGGGGCTTACAATTCTTTCTGCCATTTTATTCTCCTATGAAATAAGGTTATTGTTAAACATATATAAATAGTTGAGAAAAATCTCAAACGTTATATTTATAGTGTTATTTTTTCTCTACAGGTACAAAATTACCCGTTTTAGGGTCAAGTGTGCCTTCGCCATACTTTTCACTAAGAGTTTTTACTAAATCTCCTTCAGTAACTTGGTTCTTTTTCCATTCTTTTCTAATTTCAGCTTCTCTATCTTGAATAGCGAGTATTCTGTCGTCTACTAAAATTTTCTGTACACTAAGATTTCCTAATTCTGTTTGTAAAGAATTATAAGTCTCAGCAACCTCGTTTATTTGTTTTAGTTCTTCTTCTGAGAACTTTGTTTCGTTAGCCATTTGATTTCTCCTTAACTAATTCGTTATATGTTTGTACCCATTTGTCTTTATAGTGACCATTCCAAGTCGTATGCCAAGGACCTCCACGTGTATAATGTATAGCTTTTGGGTCTACGCTATCATTATACCAACCTTCTAACCAATTGAAAGTTGCTGGTATCTCTCCTACACACTCATCACTTGTCCATTCAAATCTATGCAACCATTTTGCGTCTTTTGTGTTAATATTTTTAACATTTAATTTTTTAATATCAGGATGAGAACAATTAAACAACATAAGACTTGACCAATTTTTTCTTGGATAATGTGTTTGTGCTTTTCCATCCATCTTTGTACTTTCCGGTGGTGTATAATTATGTTTTACACACATAACAGAATACTTACTATCATAATAATCTAATAATTCATTTACATCTGATTGCCATAAAAAATCTGAATCACAAAATAATGCAATTCCTTTGTATCCATTAAGATAAGGAGTAAGAAATCTACTATAAACAAATTCAGTACTTGATAAATAGTCAGTTCCTCTCCAATATATCTGTTTTCTTCTTAATTCTGAAATAATTATAGGTTCTATAATAACACTTTTATTGTATTTTTCTATTGAATACTTCGATACTTGATATGGTGGATTTACAACATCTGCAAAATCTTCAGAATAATCTTGTCTACTATCATAACCTATATAAATGTTCATTTTTTAAAGAGTTTTGCTTTTTCTTTTTGTACCTCAACATATGAATCTCTATGCCAAGCAGATATTTCACCTATTTCAATATGTTTTGGTTGATTAATACACCACATAACAATATCTGCCATCTCTTTATAAGTTAAACTTGATAAGGCTGATTCAAGTAGTCCTGGATTTACATCAATTATCTTACATTTTTTATCTGTGTTAAATCTTAAATTATGTGAAAGATGTGATAATGATGCTTTAGAAGCAGAATACATAAATCCTTTAGATATATTGTCATACTTTGCTCTACTAATTATATTAACAATAGTTTTATCTTCATATTTCCACTTATCAAACACTTCCATTAACATACGTGTTTGGTCAAACAATGGATGTGCATTATTAATAAACAAATCACATTCTTCTATCTTTAAAATTATCTTTGCTCTTTCATAATTGTCGGAAACATCATAATCGTTTGTACGAGAAAATCCATGAACTTCAAAAGGATACATATCGTAAAGACGATTATATAATTCTTTACCTAATCCGTTAGTGTGACCTGTTATCGCTACTCTCATAATACTCATTAATTAAGTTAAAACTTGGTTCTCCAAATAAGTCACCTTTTACTGAACACGTATTACACGGGCTGTGACTTCTATCTCCTACTGAAAGTCTATCACGAACTTTTTTCATCTCTTCACCCATCCAAACATCCATAACAGAACTTTCAATTAGATTACCAATTACTATTTCTCTACCCCAATCATTAGAACAGAACAATACATCACCATTCCAATCCACAAACATTTTGTAATACGGATAGTGACATTTTGTGCCTTTTAAATTTTCAATATCATCCTCATCAAACCCTATCCAATCTATAAGACCGCTTCTATTATTTACAAATAATCCCCATTCGTCTTGTGTATGATGCGCTCGTAATTTATAATTTTCTTCAGGTATACCTGCTTCTTTCATTATCTTTACAAAAGGGTCTATTTGTTCAAGACCATCGTATAAATTTATGTACAACATATCCATACCATTTTCGTATATTTCTGTAACGGTTTTTTTGTTTAAAAAATCACCATTTGTGTTACATTCAAATACATTAGTAGGTAATTCTTTTCTCATAGCGTGTACAATTTCGTTAAATTGTTTATTTAAAAAGTTTTCTCCAAATCCACTAAATGATATTCTACCAAAGTAATCAAAATCTGCTAAACGTTTTGCTATCGTAGTTGCGTCTTCAATAGTTGTGTTTAAGTTTCTGTTAGGATATACTTTAGGGTCGTGTCGTGGACAAAAAACACATTTTCTATTACATAATTCTGTAAGATTCATTTCAACCGTTAGAATACTATGTAAAGGATTAGTAGTATTTTTAATTAATTTTAAATGTTTCTTCTCTTGGTCTTTTCTATATTGAAGAAAGCTGTGTTTATTGTCAAGAATCACTTTTTGTGATACCTCTATTCCATTGTTCAGACCCTTCTAACCATCCATCGTACTTTACTACTTTATCTTTTAAATCAGTTAGTACATTCCAATTTATTTTGTTTTCTTTTTCTAATTTTTTAACATAATCAAATTCTAATGTTTTATTATGTGGATGGCTACCTGTTGTTGCAGACCTCATAGGCATATACCAACTAAATGGCACAGCTCCTTTTGTTTCATCGTTTGGTTTTTTTCTATAAACATCCGTTGTTTTTCTAAAAAAATCAAAACCTATTATATCTAAACTTTTATAAGTTTGTACTTTTCTAATAAAATATAAAATAGTTATAAATCCGCCTGATGGTCTCATTCCGTTTTTAGGTCCTCTGTATCCATCACCAAATCCATCTAAATAGTTAAATTCATCTAACAAGTTTATAAGTTCTACATCACAAAACATATCTTTTCTTGGTATTTGTGGTAATTGATTTTCAAAATGAGCTATAGCATCTACGTTTAATAATTTAGTTCTTGCTCTATTAAATAATACCATAGTATCTTTATATCTACCACTGATAAAATCCTCTTCACAATCCCAATAACAATCAAATCTGAATGTACCGGTAGCCCATATGTCAGTTCTACTTCCAAGATGTTTGTAAAATTTTTTACCTCTTGTGATAGCCGCACCTAAATGAACAACAATATCAAAAGAATCAATAAAATCACCATATTCGTGTTTCATCATTTCTACAGAATTACCTACAATGATAACTCTTTTATCTTTTACAAGATTTTGAATAGGAACTGATAACACTAAATACCGCCTACAGATTCTCTTTCAATATCGTTGTGATTTAATTCTACCCAATAAAGTTCATAACAAATTGTTTTTGCATTTGCTTTAAAACTATGATATTCACCTGGTTTAGCAATCGTCATATCACCTGCTTTAAGAACCGTAGTATCTACTAAATCGTAGTCATTTTTATAAATTATAATTTCTAATTCACCACTTTCTACATAAAAAGCATTGAATTTATATTTGTGTTTATGTTTAGAACAGAATCCGCCTTTATTTACTTCAATCCTATGTACTTCAAAGTTAGGATTAGAAAATATATTAGCTGTTTTGCCCCATACTTTTCCTGCTGTGTGCATATTACATCCTTGGTTTAGGTTTATTATTATCTCTCCACGAAACAAATGGAACGCGCTTTCCTTTTAGTCTCTCTTCTTGTTGTTTTTTCTTTTGATAATAGTCGTTAGGCAACGTAATCATTTTAAGTTCATTAGGTTTAGCATCAAAAACTACAAATATGTTTAGTTCTTCTTGGTCGTGTCTTTCTCTTAAAAACTGAAACTTATCCATCCACCATTGTACAGGTCTTCTTGCTGGTTCAAGATGTAAAACTATTAAACGTTCTGCTATATTAAATATTTGAACTAATACTTCATCTACTTCTAATGGATTTAAAGTATCAAGATATTTATCTGAAACAACGGTTTGGTATTTTTTATCTAAATCTAATTTAGCATATTCACTTTCAGAATCAATATTTATTCTCTCGGTCAATTCACGTTCATTCATCAAATGAACAACGGTGCTTTCAAATGAATTAGGTGAAGGTTTTTTATTACTTACGGATTTTTCTTCTTTTTCTTCCATATCATTAAAATCTATAGTTCTATGTTTTAAACTTTTTTCTTTTAATGATTTTATGTAAGTTTTTGCTTGACTTTCTCCTAAATTTTGACTAGGAGCGGAATCGACTACCTTAGCTGGTTTCATTTTTAGATTTGAAATAACTTCTTCTAACTCATCTAAAGGCCATTGTGTTGACGCATCAGATTTAGCATTTTCAGGGTCAGGATGTGTTTCGAAAAACAATCCATCACATCCAACTGCCACCGCCGCTTTAGCTAAATAAGGCACCATATCTCTCATACCTGCTGTAGATGTTCCGTTTCCGCCAGGAAGTTGATTGCTATGCGTAGCATCAAAGATAACAGGAAATCCGAATTGTTGCATAATAGGAATTGACCTCATATCAACAACAAGATTCTGATATCCAAATTGTGTTCCACGTTCTGTAATCAAAATATTCTCATTACCTTCTTCTGTAATTTTTATTATTACATTTTCTATTTCCCAAGGTGACAAAAATTGACCTTTTTTTACATTTACTACTTTACCGGTTTGTGCTGCGGCTTTTATCAAGTCTGTTTGTCTACATAAAAAAGCAGGTATTTGTAATATATCAGCAACTTCTGCTACTTCATTTACGTGATGAACTTCGTGTATATCAGTAAGAACAGGTAATCCTGTTTCATCTTTTACTCGTCTAAGTGCTTCTAATCCTTTTTCTATTCCAGGTCCTCTGTAAGATGAATTAGAAGAACGATTTGCTTTATCAAAAGAACTTTTATAAATTATAGGAGTGTTTGTTTTTTCTCCTATCTTCACAAGTTGTTTTGCAACATCAGTAGCAAGTTTGTATGTCTCAACAACACAAGGTCCTGCTATTAGAGGTGTATCTTCACCACCAAATGTTATATTTGAAACTGAAATTTCTTTCATTTGAAACTCCTAAGATTTCTTCTTTTTAAATTCTTCAGGTTTTGTAATAGGGTCATCACGTACAAAAACTTCGTACCATAACTCCCTCTCTTTGTGTATGTAAGTTAAATAATCACTAAGTTTTTTCTTCCAATTTACGTCTACTTTAGGATTTACTATTCCACATTTAGGACTTGAAAGAACTTTGTTAATCCAATAATGTGTATCTTGTCCACGTACTTCAGATTGATAAATAGGCCAACTCATATGATAGAAAGAACCCCAAGCCATATCTTGATGTACTTCAATATGGTCAAGTTGTTTTTCTAAACAAACTGCATACAAACAAGATTCACTAATATTAGTTGTATAGATTTTAGGAACCTTCAACATAAAAGCATATAAGTCTGCTTCACGTGGTAATATACAAGATTCACCAAACAAGTCTTTTAACTCACCTATAATCTGATGTTGTGTTATAGG